CTGGGCGTATGCAGAAAAGGAAGCCATAAATCATGGTAAACAGTGGTCAGGTTACAAGGTAGTTGAAGTTAAAAGTAAACGGAAATATACCGATGAAGCCGCGATCGCAGACCGGGTGTTGGCGACTGGCAATTATGACGAGGCCCAGATTTATACTAAGAAACTCCTTTGTATAACGGACATGACACAGCTTCTTGGCAAGAAACAGTTCGGTGAGCTTTTGGACGACTTATGTATAGCCCCTCCGAGCAGACCTGGACTGGCGGTTGAATCGGACAAGCGTAAGGAATGGAATCCAATCGATGCAGCAAAGGCGGATTTTGAAGATGGCCTTTAGAGCTATACGTTTGCAAATACCAGGAGAGAGTGACGGAGAAGTCCTTTATGTGTCCAAACGGGCTTTTGAGGGCGTCGTGAAAAACAAGAAACTTGAAATCAAAAGTATCCGTCCAGTTGGCGGGAAACTAGTAATCGAATATGTATCAACACGAAGTATGGCCAAAGGTCGTATGGAACTTAATGACCTTGGCCCCAAAAATGAAAAGAGGTAATCAAAATTATGGCAAATATTATAAAAGTGGTAACTGGAAAAGCGAGATTCTCGTTTTGTAACGTATGGGCACCAAAGAGCATCAACGGGGGAGATCCAAAGTATTCTGTCAGTCTCATCATTGCAAAATCAGACAAGGAAACCATCGCCAAAGTCAAAGCGGCGACAGAAGAAGCTAAACAAGCTGGAATCGCCAAGTTTGGGGCCAAGTTCACGAGCGGTGCGGGCTTCAAGACTCCACTCCGTGACGGCGACATCGACCGGGCCGACGATGAGAATTATGCAAATTGCTATTTTATCAATGCCAATAGCACGACAGCCCCTGGGGTCATAGACCGCGACAAACAAGGCATCCTCGACAGCACAGAAGTCTACTCCGGCTGTTATGGTCGAGCGAGCATTACATTCTACCCCTTTAACGTCAACGGAAACCGTGGCATTGCTTGTGGTCTACAGAACCTGCAGAAGTTCGCCGATGGGGAGCCGCTTGGAGGAGGACGTAGCAGAGCAGAGGACGACTTCGATGACTTTGAAGATGACGATTTTCTGAGCTAGGAAGGAAATTTTTAAAATGAGGAATTGGCGTTGTCCTGTAGGTTGTAATGGTGTTCCACAGTATGGTTGGGGGTGCCCGGATGATCTTGGGCCTTACGAGCCGTGTGCTAACGCTATTCTTGATGATAAGAGAACGTTAGGCATCGACTTAGAAACCTATTCCAGTGTGGATTTGAAAAAAGCAGGGGTGTATTCGTACACCTCCGCTCCCGACTTTGAAATATTGCTTTTTGCTTATGCCTTTGGTGATGAACCTGTGCAACTGGTGGATTTGGCAAGTGGTGAGAAGCTGCCACCAGAAATACTAGCAGCCCTCAGCAATGATAACGTGCTAAAGACAGCCTTTAACGCCAATTTTGAACGTACTTGTTTATCCGCATATCTCAAACAGTCCCTCTCTCCCAACGCCTGGCGTTGTACGGCTGTGCAAGCGGCCATGTTAGGGCTTCCACTCCATCTGGCCGGGGTGGCTAAGGTTCTTGCATTAGAGGAGCAGAAAATGGGCGAGGGCAAGGCACTTATCCGGTACTTTTGTTGTCCCTGTAAGCCCACCAAAGTAAATGGAGGGAGAACGAGGAATCTACCAGTTCATGCCCCAGAGAAATGGGCTGTGTTCAGAGATTATTGTAAGAGGGATGTTGAGGTTGAGCAGTCCATACGAAAGAAGCTTGAAAAGTACCCTATCTCTGACAACGAACAGGCACTTTGGGTGCTTGACCAACAGATCAACGACCGAGGGATTCTGGTGGATACCAGACTAGTAGAGAATGCAATTAAATGCGACAAACAGTACAGAATGGACATTTTCGAAGAAGCCAAGGAACTGACCGGGCTGGACAATCCCAACAGTGTGGCTCAGCTCAAAGAATGGCTTCTAGATAGCGGGGTTGAGGTGGAAAGCTTATCTAAAAAGGCTGTGGCAGAAATGGAAAGCAGCACCGAAGGCGACATCCAAAGACTCCTTCAATTGAGGCAAGAGATGGCAAAAACATCCATCAAGAAATATAACGCCATCCAAAGAGCAATTTGCCCAGATAACCATGTGCGTGGACTTTTGCAATTTTACGGCGCGAACAGGACGGGGCGGTGGGCTGGGAGATTAATCCAAGTCCACAACCTCCCTCAAAACCATCTCCCTGACTTAGAGACAGCGCGGGGTATCGTGAAAGACGGAGATTTTGACTTTCTGGAAATGGTCTACGATAGTGTGCCCGGTGTGCTTTCTGAACTCATTAGAACCGCCTTTATCCCATCGAAAGGGCATCGGCTGATCGTAGCCGACTTCTCAGCCATTGAAGCGCGAGTAATCGCGTGGCTCGCGGGGGAAGCCTGGCGGCTTGAAGTATTCAACGGTCACGGAAAGATTTACGAAGCCTCAGCTTCACAGATGTTTAGTGTACCTGTGGAGCGCATCACCAAAGGGAATCCTGAGTACGCGCTTAGGCAAAAAGGTAAAATATGTGAATTGGCACTTGGTTATCAAGGCGGTGCCAATGCCCTTATTGCTATGGGGGCACTGGATATGGGCCTTAACGAAGAGGAACTCGACGGACTGGTTAAAGCCTGGCGGCGAGCCAATAGCAATATCGTTAAATACTGGTACGCCGTCGAAGATGCCGCGAAGAAAGCAGTCAAAAAAAGACAGCCATCCGTTGTAGGTAGTGTGAAGTTTCATGTAGAAAGCGGAATCCTGTTTATTACCCTTCCATCGGGACGAAAGCTTTCCTACATCAAGCCCAAAATAGAGATCAATAAATTCGGTCGTGAGGCCATCTCCTATGAGGGTATCGGCGAGAGTAGACAATGGTGCCGCATAGGCACGTATGGGGGCCGCCTCGTTGAAAATATTACTCAAGCGGTAGCTCGCGATTGTCTGGCAGACGCGATGCTGAGGGTAGACAAGGCTGGTTATATGATCGGGATGCACGTCCATGACGAGATTGTTATATCAGCCCCCATAGACAAGGGATCACTCAAAGAAGCGTGCGCCATTATGGGCCAGCCGATAAGTTGGGCTGTGGGATTACCCTTGAAAGCAGCCGGGTTTGAATCAGTATTCTATAAAAAATCATGAATTCATGATTTTTTGTATTATCCTCAGATTTTCGTTATCCCCAACATTTACTAAAAACAAGTTATTACAATGGTTTTCATCCAAAATGTTGAGGATAATACTTTAGAGACTTCTGTGCTCTAAATATGAAATCTAGAGGAAAACCATATGAACCTTGATTATGACGATGGAATAGCTCTGTTAAAACAGTGTTGGTTAAGCACTGAATAAGGTGGATTTGCCGTCTGCAGATACCGAGCAGCCGCTTTGGATGGATGATGAAGATGAACTTGCTCGTCTTTGTGGATTAAAGTAAAAGCAGATTTTTATCCTCAACATTCAAACAGATTTTCTGTTAATTTTCAGGTATTTGTGCATTTGTTGGGGATAAAGAAAACTTGAGGATAATACAAAAAGGATTGAACTGGGGGTTTCAGACTTGAATCTTAAGTACGACGGTTCTCTAACCATTGCGACGGGCAATTCGCGTAAAGATAAAAAATGGGTACCCAAAGAAATACTTTGGTCGGAGCTCCTTAGCCGAGTGCAAACCACTCAACGCACTGCTGAGACCGTCGCCGAATACCGGAAAATGTCCAAAGACGAGCAGGACGCGAGAAAAGACGTGGGTGGATTCGTCGGTGGGAAGCTCAAAGGTGGGCGGCGCAAAAAGGGCTTCGTGGAGTACCGTTCCATAGTCGCGTTGGATGGGGATTACGCGAAGCTGAGTATGTGGTCGGATATCCTCATGTTTAATGGGTACGCCTGCTGCATCTACGCAACGCACAAACATGCACCCGATGCCCCGAGGTTCAGGCTCCTTATCCCGTTGATGAGACGAGTTACACCGGATGAATACCAGGCTATTGCTCGAAAGATAGCCGACGATCTTGGGATTGAGCAGTTTGACGACACGACGTATTCACCCGAACGATTGATGTACTGGCCCTCAACCTCCTTGGATGGAGAGTTCCTATTCGAATACCAAGATGGGCCGTGGTTGAATCCGGATGAAGTCTTGGCGAGATATGAAGACTGGACAGATACCTCAAGCTGGCCCGTTTCATCAAGGCAGAGAGAAATTGTCAAAACGACGGTAGCTAAGCAGGCCGATCCCACAGCCAAAGAGGGTATTGTCGGTGCGTTTTGTCGCACGTACTCTATAACCGAAGCATTGGAAACGTTTTTAAGTGACGTATATGAGTCTTGTGATATTGAAGATCGGTACACCTATACCGGCGGCTCAACCTCGGGAGGCTTAGTCACCTATAAGGATTTATATGCCTACAGCCACCACGCAACGGATCCGGCCAGCAGTAAACTTTGTAACGCCTTTGATTTAGTCCGCTTGCACAAGTTTGGCGAGCTGGATAAGGATGCTGAGGACGGCACACAGACGACTAAGCTTCCATCCTTTAAGGCCATGATGGACTTTGCCAGAAACGACGTCGGGGTGCAGAAATTTGAGCGCGAGGAACGCATTGAAGCGGCGAAGGTAGACTTTAAGAACGAAAAAGTGAATCCTAAAAAGATATTTTTCAAAGAAGAAAAATTTATCCCTGCCTATATGGCTGAGTGGTTCCTACAACGCCATCATGCTTTCGTCATGAACGAGGATGTGTATCTTTACAGAAACGGAGTTTATGTCAAGGATGAGCGCACCTTTAAGAACGAAGCCACCACAGCCTTAGGTTTGGAGTTCCAGTCAAGCCGGGTACGCGAAGCCATGGACTATATTAAAAACACGATTCCTTTAATTCTCGCTGAAGAAGCGGTAGAAACCGGGAGTCTATTAAACCTAAAGAATGGACTCTTGGACTTAGAGACCTTGGAATTAAAACCTCACACGCCGGAGTGCAGAACTACTTTACAGCTCCCAGTAGTTTATGACTTGGACGCCGACACCTTTCCGATTGATACCTTCTTGAAAAAGGTTATGCCGCATGACGCTATCCCAGTCCTCGAAGAATACGTTGGGTATTGCTTCCTTGCAACGATGAGATATGAGGGATCGCTGATTCTGCAGGGAGAGGGAGGCAACGGAAAAGGAACATTGATCGCTGTTATTTCGGAAATGCTTGGTAAAAAGAATGTCTCGAACGTATCCTTCCAGGCTTTAACGGATAATCGTTTTGCAGTAGCTCAGCTCTTTGGGAAACTCGCAAATCTGCACGCTGATATCCCCAATAAAACGCTTGAAAACACAGAGGTGTTCAAGCAAGTGACTTCCGGCGATATGATGCAAGCTGAGCAGAAGCACAAGGATCCCTTTAGCTTTAGAAACAGGGCTAAGCTGATCTACTCTGCCAATGAACCACCCCTGAGTAAAGATAATACCGAGGGATTTCACAGAAGACTACTGTTGATACCATTTCCTACAAAGTTTAGAGACAGAAGGCTGCGTGAAAGTCTTTTTAAAGCGGAAGCCTTGTCTGGGTTCCTTCTCCGAGCTCTCCAAGGGATGCAGCGACTTGTGGTCCAGGGTGATTTCTCGTCATCTGAAACGATTGCAGCAGCTCGGGCGGAATACCGCCTAGCGAGCGATACCGTTGCGCACTTTCTAGATGAGTATTGCAGCTTTGACACCGTAGAAATGGTAGGCAAACAAGACCTTTACGATGCCTTCAGGAACGTCTGCGCACAGTGGGGCAACCACCCACTGAGTCAAACGAAATTCAACGCACGACTTAAAGCACTCCACCCAGAGTTAACTGAGTATCATCAAAAAGGCCCGAGATATTGGAAGGGTATAAACTTAGAAATTAATGATTTTTAATACGCCAGGGTCTAAAATCCAAACTCGGCGTAGGTCAAAAAGGATGTTATAAAAACTACGCCACATCTACGGAATCCCGCCGGGTACAAGCCAAAGCGCAATCCTGGTGAAAACTGCATGGCCGTAAGGGTAAGCCAGATAATCCAACTTATATATATATATTAGGTATATGTGTATATATACACGTACACACGCATACGCACACGCACATGTATAAAGTTGTGAACAAAACCCGGCGTACCCGATTTTCCTTCTATATTAAATATAGGTCTGGCCACCCAGATATGGGGTGGCCTCAAACTGAAGGAGGCTAAACTTTTGAAAGCTATTGAAACGAGATATAAAGGCTATCGTTTTCGCAGTCGACCGAGGTTTGAATTCCTATGAGAGAAAAAGTAATCGAAAGAAAACTCAGGGAATTGGTCAAAGCCAAGGGCGGTCTTGCTCTAAAATTCACCTCACCGGGTACAGCAGGGGTGCCCGACAGAATCGTATTTGCTCCTGATGGTCAGGTGTTCTTCGTAGAGTTGAAAGCCCCAGGAAAAACCATGACACCAAGGCAACTTAAAACGTCCATGGTCCTTGAGGGACTTGGGCATAAAGTGCGAGTAATTGACAGCATGGAGAAAGTGAAGGCGTTTGTGGATGAAATATGTTCCGCATGACTACCAGGACTACGCAGCCAAGCAAATCTTAGACAAGCCCGCCTGTGGACTGTTCCTCGACATGGGCATGGGGAAAACAGTGGTAACGTTGACAGCGATTAACGAGCTTCTCGATGGGTCGATCAAAGTCTTGATCATTGCACCTCTGAGGGTTGCTGAGGATACTTGGAGCAAAGAATGTGAAAAATGGGATCACCTAAAACACTTGCGGATCACGAAAGTTTTGGGGGCGGAGAAGAAACGATTAGCGGCCCTTGAAGCGAAAACAGATATTTACGTGATCAATCGCGAGAACGTGGCGTGGTTGGTCAAGCACTATGAGCCCAATCAATGGCCATTTAGCATAGTCATAATCGATGAGCTCTCCAGTTTTAAGTCGGCGAGTGCCCTGCGGTTTAGGGCGCTTCGCAAGGTCCGTCCGCTCATTAAGCGAATTGTGGGCCTGACCGGAACACCCGCTCCCAACGGACTAATTGACCTATGGCCTCAAATGTGTTTGCTGGATAGGGGAGAGCGATTGGGGAAAACCCTAGGAGGTTATCAGGAGAGGTACTTTTTGCCGGATGTTATGGACCGTAATACTGGGGTGGTGTACAAATACAAGCCAAAGCCGAATGCTGAGAAGGCCATTTATAATTGTATATCAGACATTTGTATGAGCATGAAGGCCCAAGATTATCTCTTGATGCCGCCGAGGATTGACAACTTCGTGCGGGTCGAGATGTCAGTCAAAGAAAAGGCCTTATACGAACAGTTGGAGCGAGAGATGCTGCTTCCCTTCGCTGATGGAGATGTTGACGTGGTCAACGCAGCGGCACTATCGAACAAGCTGCTGCAAATGGCGAATGGTGCGGTTTACGATGAGTTTGGTGCAGTACAGAAAATCCACCAACGTAAGTTGGATGCTCTGGAGGATTTGTGGGAAGGGGCTAACGGTAAGCCCATGCTCATGTTTTATGCTTACAAGCACGATAAGAACAGGCTTATCGAGTTCTTCAAAGCCCGGAAAATTAAACCGAGGGAGCTGAACACGTCGCAAGATATAACCGACTGGAACGACGGCAAACTTGAGATTATCCTAGCTCACCCGGCTTCAACAGGGCATGGGCTAAATTTACAGGCTGGCGGAAACATCATTGTCTGGTTTGGGCTCACCTGGAGCTTGGAGCTATACCAACAAGCCAATGGACGATTATACCGTCAAGGCCAAAACGAAACTGTAATTGTTCATCACATAGTTACTCGTGGGACCATGGATGAACAGGTCATAGCGGCCCTGAGCCGAAAGGAAGTCGGGCAAATGGCGCTAATCGAGGCAGTGAAAGCAAGAATGGGAGGCCCAACCATGATGAAGACTGTAGCAGATAAGGAAGGGACTGTATGACGCGAGAAAGCGTTGAAAGACTAACCCGATTATTTGCCTTTAGTCTTCAATGTCCAAACGAGCGCAGAACAGGATGTAGTCGTGGCTGCAAACAGTGCTGGATTGAAGCATTACAATCTATAGCCAAGGCAGAAAACACTGAGTTAAAACGTCGACTTGAACGGTTTGTAGAATTAATTAAATCTGAAATATGCCCAGACTTCATCGGACTCGTGGAACACAAGGACTTAAATTGTCGTCACGTTTGCCGCCAGTGTTGGCGTGATGCGATAGAGAAAGGGTGTCAATAAATGCGAAAACCAATCACGCGAATCGACGAACTTAATCGGGTTCTACAGACAAAGGTCACAGTAGCCCTCCTGATCAGAGAACTTGAGAGAGCCTATCGAATATATGGGACAAGCTTCGCTTCATCTCATGAGGGTTATGCCGTGATGCTGAAAGAGCTCGACGAACTCTATGAGGAAATCCGGCAAAAACGCCCGAACAAAGAACGGCTTCGTGAAGAAGCGATCCAAGTGGGCGCTATGGCTATTAAATTCATTATGTCGATAGACCATTGGACCAAGCGGAAAAAGCGATCAGACATTGAAGCGTCTTGTAGGAAATGCCGTCAGTGCGAGTTTGCATCCCTAACTGCAGATAAATTAGCTGAGTTGAAAAGTGATCCATGTGATTCCTGCGACGACGATCTGTGTAACTGGAAGGAGCGAGGGTTTGAAAATGAACGAGTTCATGGAAATCCTGGCTCCTGTAGCTGAATTACTGAAACGGAAAAAGGACTGACATCAGGAGGTGGGACAAATGGATACTAAAGAGCACGTAGAGCATTTACTCAAGACTTATCACGATATTAAGCGGAGCCTGGACCGATTGAATTTTGAGATAGAAACGTTTCGTGGGCTGGGTTATACCGAGGCTATTACGGCGTTAACCTTCATTAGCCCAGACGGCGAGCGTGTTCAGAGCAGCGGTATCTCTGATAAAACATCGAGGATTGCCCTCTCGTACAGAGAGTCAACCGATAAACTTAACTGTGATGATGTATTAGCCTTGATCTTGAAGTACGACACGCAGAAACGCGAAATGGATGTGCTGGAGTATTGCATTTCTCTATTGGAGCCGAGGCTTTCCGGGGTCATAACGGATATGTTCATCAATAAAATGACGTGGGATGAAATGTGTGATAAATATTACGTTTCAAGGAATATGCTCAGTAAGTATCGTAAGACTGGAATCATTCAAATTGCTAATATGTTCAGTGTAAAACAGGCGGTTGACTATAGGTTTACTAAAAGTTGACTAGAGGTTGATTGAAAGTTTACTAAGGCACATGATAAAGTAAAGATGCGAAAAGTATATAGAGGCTCTTGGACATTAACTCGTCCAGGGGTCTTTTTTTGGCCTCTATACGATTGGTTTCAAATTAATGAGATAAGTTTTGGGTTTAAGCAACCTTTATACACGGGGTGATTACCGATCTTGCATGGTGATCACCTTTTCTATTGCAAGAACTAACCCGCAAGGAGTAATTTTTGTGCTTAATAATTATATGCAACCCTTTGTTATTGACGATTTATGCTATATACCAATGGATGGAGGCATCGCTATATGCGATGCTGAAGATTATGAAATCGTCAAAGATGTTGATGGAGATTGGTATTTGGTTAATGGGTATCCACGTGTAAACAAAAGGGGTATAAAGAAATACAACTGTTTATTTTTACATCAGTTGCTAAACCCAGGATGGAGCCGAACTGATCACATTAGTGGTGATACTTTAGATAACTGTAGGTCTAATTTAAGGGAATGTACACATCAGCAAAACATGCATAACAGAAAAAAGAATGAGAACACACGCAGTAGATATAAAGGTGTTTGGTGGGAAAAGGATTCACAAAAATGGAGAGCCGCGATAAAAATGAATAATAAGAGATACCACATTGGTAATTATTATCACGAAAGAGAAGCGGCGTTGGCGTATGACAAAAAAGCTAGAGAGTTGTTTGGCGAATTTGCCAGGCTAAATTTCCCCAAACGATAAAAAGGTATAACGGAATATGAGAATACTAACCTTTCTTTAGTAACTTTTGTATTGAATTTACCAAAACAAGGGCTGCTATCAATTGCAGTCTCTTTTTATGAAAGCCAGGTGGGGATTATGGTGAAGTGCGTTTTATATGTTCCGACTGAATCAGGATTTAGAGAAAATTGTACTAACTGTAAACGCTGGGACGGGAAGAAATGCAAGGGTAAACAACGGTTACGAGAGATATACGAGGAATCTGAGGAATTTAAAATATATGACCAAATGATGAAAAGTAACAGAGGTGTATACCTCAAATGACAGATGAATATGAACGCAGGCATCCGTTGGGGGAAGGTGATTTAACTGAGCAAAAACAAATGGCCGCAAGTTGAAGAAAAGCTGATACTTGTTGAAAAGTGGATGAGAGATGGGCTCACAGAAGAACAGGTATGCAAGAACTTGGGGATTAGCGTATTTACAATAAATGCCTATAAAAAGAAATACCCAGAGCTTGTCAAAGTCCTAAAAAAAGGAAGAGAAATTGCCATAACAGAAGTAGAGAACGCCTTATTTAAAAGGGCGCTCGGTATCACCTATGAGGAAACAAAAGTTTCGATTCGGGATGTTGACGGGGTACAAGTTAAGTTTACGGAAAAAACAACCAAGTACCAACCTCCTGACGTAGCTGCTTGCAGCATTTTATTGAAAAACAAAGACAAGGAACGGGGCTGGAGCGATAATCCTCAAAAGTTGGAGCTGGAGCGACAAATGTTCGCGTTCCATAAAGAAATGGAGAGGTTAAAGTTGTATGGCGATGAAAATAATTGAAATCAGTGTAGGTGACATCAAGCCTTATAAGAACAACCCAAGGAACAATGATCAAGCAGTGAAGAAAGTCGCTGAATCAATAAAACGTTTCGGATTTAAAGTCCCAATTGTTCTGGATAAAGACAACGAAATCGTAGCGGGCCACACTCGACTTAGAGCAGCCATTGAACTAGGAATGTCGACTGTGCCTTGCTTGATTGCCGATGATCTAAGTGACGCCGAAATTAAAGCGTTCAGGCTCGCAGACAACAAAACCGCTGAATATGCAGAGTGGGATTTGGAGTTATTAAGTTTGGAACTTGAAGAACTCAGTCACCTCGATCTGAATTTTTCCATGGAGGACTTCGGATTTGAGTTGGATGGAGAGTCCATAGAGGTTGGCATAGGTGAGATCAAGGAAGATGACTTCGATGCCGACCAAGCACTAGCAGAAATTGAAACACCAATCAGCCAGCGAGGAGATATTTGGCTGCTCGGGAAACATCGCTTGATGTGTGGGGATAGTACCTCTTTGGAGGATGTAAGCGTTCTCATGGACGGTCAAAAAGCTCGGCAGGTCTTTACAGATCCACCTTGGAATGTTGACTATGGCGGGAGTGCTCACCCAAGTTGGAAACCGGATCGTCAGATCATGAACGATTCAATGAGTACCGCAGATTTCAAGGATTTCATGTTAAAAGTATTCTCAACCATGAGCGCGGTCAGCGAACCAGGGTGCATGACCTATGTTGTTATGAGTGCCCAAGAATGGGGGTCGTTGATGGATGCCCTACGCGAGGCGGGCTATCACTGGTCAAGTACGATTATCTGGAAGAAGGACTCGTTGGTGCTTTCCAGAAAAGACTACCATACCATGTACGAGCCTCTCTGGTATGGTTGGCTTGAGGGCAGTAGCAGGCTTTGCCCTCTGGCGGATAGAAAGCAAAGCGACGTGTGGGACATACCGAGGCCAAAACGCAGCCCAGATCATCCTACGACGAAACCAATCGAGCTGGTAGCAAGAGCAATA